GCAAAATATCAAGAAGCATTGCGTATCGCCAGACAAAATAAAAGTTTACAGTCGTTAAAAGAGTTTATTGCAAAGGGCGAAGGAAATTATGATGCGTTGAATAGAGGTATTGCAGGAGATACTAAGTTAGACAGCACGGAATATTATGCAGCACTTAATCAGCGCAAATCATCCACATCCAGTACTAAAGTGTGCAGTGACGAGGCATATATTGAAATTGGAACCATTGGCCTCGGCAACCTGAACACCTTGGGGTTTGCAGATAATACTGCCTTTATTAAAGAAGGAAAGGCGCGATGTGCAAAGTGTGCTACTGCAAAACTTGTGACAACTCAAACTGCCGTGGTGATAGCGGAAAAAGAAAAGGCAACGCAGGCGGCAGAAAAAGCAACCAGAGATTTTCCGGGTATGAATAGGATATTTCGATATGTAGAAATATTTCCAGAGAATATGGTTGCAGAGATTACAGATTCTGCCAACGGTCAGTTTTCTAATGCATTTGGCGCATCCCCCGCCGCGCTATCAATATCGGGTGACATTGCTATGCCTGGTATAGCAGGATTGCGAGTCGGTGAATTGTTTTGGATTGATCGTATTCCTACTTTCTATAAGGCATTTGGTGCATTTCAAATTATGGGCGTTGAAGATATTATTGGTAGAGATGGGTGGTCAACTAAAATACATTCACGGTTTAACTATCTAGGAACCAACTGGAAAACGGCAATGGCGACCAAACTTAATAGTGCTAAAGCTGCTCAAGCACCAAGCACTACTGCGCCGCGGAGTACATAACAATGATTGACACTGAGCTAATACAGAAACTTTATAAATCTAACGAACAACGACTAATCAATACTTTAGATAAAATGCCGTCACAAGTTTTACCCACGGTTACACAAACAGATGCCAAGAATAAATTTATTATGCGGTATTTTGTGCGGCAGGTCACCGATAAAGATTTTATTGTTGAAGTAGATAATAGTCAATATGAGGAATTCAAAGAAAATCCTCGATTCATTACTACAACCGTAAAATGGAAGATTGTTGGTAAAAAACAAAATATGACATTATTAAACGGGGTAACGATTTTCGGGGTAGAAGATACAAACCGTGTAGTAGTTTCCGAGGCGGACTTGACTTTTGGGGGACTGTTGAAGTATATTACAAGTTATCTGGAGTATTGGTTCGCCGAAGAGGTCTAAATGGTTATTAATAGTTATGAACAATATAACGAGTTAAAAACACGGATGGATCGGGAGATGCATATTTGCACACCGATCTTTCGTGATTTATACTATCATGTCATGGAAAATGAACTGTTATGTGTATGCATAACGTTCATGAACGGTGAACACTTTGTAGTATCTATTAGTCATGATGATGCCCCACACTTTGCGTTGCCCGTTGGTAATGCACTCTGCTTTACGGCAAACTCTAAAGTACTATCAACTTCGTATATTGATCTTGCGGCGGTAGCCTATATTCATCAACTCAATATACCAGTATTAAAAGATTTCTTTACGCCATATGTAAATGATACGTATACTACATTTTATAATATGCGCAACGTTAATCGAATTATTCCATTGACAGTGTGGAGCAACATTCTCGCCGACTATAATACAGAATTATTACCAATTATGAATGTATATACACCATCGAAACAGTATACGTATATGCACGAATTATTGAACACGTTGCAGAATATTGAAAATACCGGAATGTGTATAGATAGAACAGTGCTCTCACAGCACTTTTCTTCGGATGCAATGCGTGCCTTCAAATCCAACATGGTATACACTGAATATAATCCGTATACTGCAACTGGTCGTCCAAGTAATAGATTTGGCGGAATGAATTTTGCCGCACTAAACAAATCAGATGGTTCCCGTGATAGTTTCATTAGTAGATATCCGCTTGGATCATTAGTTCAAATGGACTTTGAGGCATATCATTTACGATTAATGGCAAATGAATTGAACGTAGAATTACCCAGTGAGCAATCTATTCACACGGAACTTGCCAAAATATATTTTAATACAATGGATATTACCGAAGATATGTATGCGGAAAGTAAGCGGAGAACGTTTGAAGTTATGTATGGAATGAGTAGAGAAACATATAATTTTGAATTGTTTGAAAAGATTCATGAACATAGAAAGCAATATGAATATACAAATACCATCGAATTACCCAGTGGTATTACGGTTGATGTAATCACGCCAAATGCAAGCAAATTATTTAACTATTACATGCAATCGTTGGAAATGGTAAGAACATTACCAAAACTCACACGCATTATTGACCTCATAAAAAATACAACGGCGCATTTGGTATTATATACATATGATAGTATACTGTTGGATATACAAACTATGGATACCGAACTATTGCAGCAGATACAAGACATTTTAGAAGAAAATAAAACATTCCCAGTGCGGGTATATTCGGGGAATACATACGGTAATATTAAGGAGATATGGGTATGAGTTTTAAGATAGGAATCGTTGGATTAGGATACGTGGGCGGTGCGGTATTAAACGCATATGCACTAAAAAACCGCAAGGTACACACATTTGATGTTAATCCAAAAACAAACCCATCATGTAAATCTTTACAAGAATTGGTGGAGTTAGTTGATTTGATATATGTTGCTGTGCCAACGCCGATGAAATCTTCGGGTGAATGTGATACATCCATTGTTGAATCGGTAGTAAATGATATTGGTAAAAGTAAAACCACAAAACTAATAGTCATAAAATCTACAGTACCTCCTAAGACAACGGAACGATTGCAAGATATGAATCATAAGCATGTCGTAATGTTTAATCCAGAGTTTTTAACGGAAGCAAATTATAAAAATGATTATTTGAACCAAGATGTTATGTTATTAGGATATTGTGGATGGGTGTGGAGAGACATTGCATTCGATGTACTAACCGAAATTAAAAGTACGGTAGATTCTGTTAAATATGCTGCAGCGGTTGGAGCAACTGACGCGGAATTTTACAAATATGTATGCAATACATTTCTTGCTACGAAAGTATCATTTGCCAACGAAATGGAATCCATTGCCCGTGCAATGAACGTGGATTGGGAAGTTGTGCGAGAAACATTGCCGTTTGATTCTCGTGCGGGTAAATCGCACTGGCAAGTTCCGGGTCCAGACGGTCGCAGGGGATATTCTGGGTCATGTTTTCCAAAGGATATCTCTGCCATTCGTCACGTAGCAAAATTGCTAAATATACCCACTCCCGTATTAGATTCTGTGTGGAATCGCAATATTACCATAGACCGACCAGAAAAGGATTGGGAACAATTAAAAGGTCGTGCAGTTTCTTAAATGCATAACCCCCACGGAAGTTTGATGGTTGTTTGACGGCGTTGTATAATATTTATAAGAAGGTTGTTATACCTTTAATGGATGTTATATATGAATCATGACGCACAATTATTATGTACATTCACTTCTGTAAACGAATTAGAAAATACCATTGATACTATAAAAAATTCATATACCTTAGTTTTCAATAAATTATATTTACTGGAAAATGTTGCAGATACAAACCAGTTGGTATTAACGTATAATATTACAAACGCAAACACAAATGTAGTACCACCGGCATCCACCATTTCGGTGCACAGAAAGAAACAAACGAATACAATTTATACAATAAATGCAATTAATAAATTGATTGAAATGAAAAATAATGGCGTATTAGATAAATCCTTTCGTATTAATTGGGAAGAATTAAAAAATTCAGTATTAGTTACTGCATATGGAAAATTGAAAGTGGTAAATACAAAATTATCAGATATTATTGAATTATAATATTTACCCCTTGACAAACTAAGGTCAGCCCACTACCTTTATAAAGTGGGCACTAAACTCACTAAACAAAACATTCTAAACACTAAGAGGTACACACGTATGGGAATTAACATCTCAGCACTCAAATCGAAACTCAACCAGTTTACTCGTCAGAACGACCGCACAGACGCACTCTGGAAGCCCACGGAAGGAAAGACGGTTATTCGCATTGTTCCGTGGAAGGACAACAAGGAAAATCCCTTCGTTGAATTATATTTTCATTATCTTGGCAACAAGACACATCTTTCCCCCACCTCAAACGGCAACCGTGATCCTATTGTAGAATTTGCCGATGCGTTGCAGGCAGGTGGTTCTAAGGATGATTGGATGCAGGCACGTCCATTCCGTCCAAAGCTCCGTACATTCGTTCCTGTCATCGTTCGCGGCGAAGAAGAGAAGGGCGTTCGTTTCATGTCGTTCGGTAAGATTGTATACACGGAATTGTTGTCGATTATCTCCGATCCTGATTATGGTGACATTACCGATGTGCAGAACGGTCGGGATGTTGTGGTGGAGTATATTCCACAGGAAAAGAGTGATACTAACTTTGCAAAGACAATGGTTCGTCCAAAGCCAAATCAAACGCCGTTGGCCGATTCTCCCGAGAAGATTCAGAAGTTTCTTACGGAACAACCTGACATTCGTTCAATTTTTAAGGAACCTACCTACGAAGAATTGAAGGTTGCACTGGAACGCTATCTTGATCCCGATGCAGCAAAGACTGCGCCAGTTGCTGCTCCCATCAAGGAAGTATCAATTGTTAATCCTACCTCTCCAACGGCAGTTAAATCCGTGGAACTTAAGTCAAAATCAGTCAAGGATATGGTTGACGAATTTGACGATGTATTTAATAACTAAAATCACTTGACTTTACTTGCGTGGCCCACTATATTACTATGGTGGGTCATTCACGTTATTATACTATAGGAAAATATTATGACAAAAATAGATAAAAAAGTTATTCAAGAACCAGATCGTGATGAACTGGCCCAACTCATTGCAGAGTCTTTGAATAAAATGAATAAGGACAGCGATCAAGTTGCATTTTTTCTTGATGGCCGTGAATCAACGCCAACCGACTTTACAGACTTTGTTTCTACGGGAGCAACGATGTTGGATGTAGCAATTAGTAACCGTCCGAACGGTGGAATTGCTGTTGGTCGGATTACCGAGTTGACCGGTTTAGAGGGGTCAGGAAAGAGCCTGATTGGGGCACAGTTGATCGCAAACACACAGTTAAGGGGTGGAGTAGGGGTGCTTATTGATACCGAAACTGCGGTCAATGCAGAGTTCTTTAAGGCAGTCGGTATTGACATGAATAAGTTGGTATATGTGCAGTTACAGACGGTTGAAGAAATCTTTGATGCAATCACCGTTATTATTGAAAGTGTTCGGAAAGATCCCAAGAAGCGAGATAAGATTGTTACCATCGTCGTAGATTCTGTAGCAGCTGCATCCACGAAGAAGGAAATGGAAGCAGACTTCGGTAAGGATGGATATGCCACTGATAAGGCCATTATCATTAGCAAGGCAATGCGTAAGATCACGGGCCTTCTTGGTCGGGAACGAATTGCACTAGTGTTCACCAATCAACTCCGTCAGAAGATGAATGCAATGGCGTTCTCTGACCCGTGGACAACTTCGGGCGGTAAGGCTATTGCATTCCACGCATCAACTCGTCTTCGATTGTCGTTGCTCGGTAAGATTAGTAATTCCAGCGGTGATGTGATTGGTGTGAAGGTGAAGGCAAATGTTGTGAAGAATCGTCTTGGACCGCCACATCGCATGGCAGAATTTGAAATTTACTTTAATCGTGGCATTGACGATTTGGGTAGTTGGTTGAAGGTACTGAAGGAAAATAAACTTATCAAGCAGGCAGGTGCATGGTATGCTTATGTCGATCCGGTTACGGGAGAAGAAACGAAGTTTCAATCCAAGGACTTTCAAGGATTCTTAGATGCAGATCCTATTCGAAAGCAAGTACTCTACAGTGAAATTTGTGATTCATTGATCATGAAGTATCAGAGTGAATTTGATCCTGAAGATGTGAGTATTTCAACGGCAACTGAAGATGAATAATCCAGAAGATATTGTGCAGATTGCATTGTCTGCGTATGATAAGTCATGGATTGGCATCCCCTCAGTGAATATGGTCGCTGGCCGTCGTGACGATTTCGAATTAGAACTTCGCCGGTTGTTAATGCAAACATCTTCTGTCAAGAAGGAACACGCCTATACGATTACTCCACCAAACTTGATGGGCACATGGACCACTGGTGGCACCCAAACAAGTGCTATGGGTATTCCACCCGCTATTAAACCAGAAATTTTACATGGCTAATCTGCAAGATATTTTTCACAATATGAAGTTTGAAGAAGACCCGCAAGGCATGACATATAATAGTCGGGTATTGTTGGTTGACGCAATGAATTTATTCATTCGTTCGTATTCTGCAGTACCTTCAATGGACGACGATGGAAATCACATTGGGGGTATGATTGGATTCTTTAAGAGTTTAGGTCTTGCCATTCGCACGTTTAAACCCACCCGAACCATCATTGTGTTTGATGGAAAGGGTGGGAGCCAAAGTCGCAGAAAGATTTACCCGCAGTATAAGGCAAATCGTAAACCGCCCGTTCGATTGAACCGGAGTTATGATTTAACGACGGATGAACAAGAAAAAGAAAATATGAAGTGGCAGTTGGTATCATTGGTTGAAATGCTGGAATGTTTACCCGTTACTATTTTTGCATTGGACAATGTAGAAGCAGATGATGTGATTGCCTATCTATCACAATTGGTTACGGCAGACGGTGGGGATAGTATTATTTATTCTACCGACAAGGATTTCTTTCAACTTGCCGCAGAAAATATCAAAATCTATAATCCTATCAAAAAGAAAACATTTAGTGACCAAGTAATCTTGGAAGATTATGGCATTCATCCTAAACATTTTCATTTCTTTCGTGCATTAGATGGTGATAAGAGTGATAATATTGATGGAGTAAAGGGTGTGGGAGAAACTAATCTAAAAAAGTATCTTCCAGAAATTGCGGACCCAACGGCAGAAATTTCGGTAGACATGATTCGCAATAAATATGCAAATATAAAGAAGGTTCCAAAAATGATTGAGAACATTCTGAATAATGAAGATATAATTGAACGAAATATTACATTAATGAACCTCCATGAAAGTATTATGTCTATTGATGCTAAAATGAAGGTAGTCAATAGATTTCAGACGACATCGACTTCATTGCGGAAGGTAGACTTGACAAAGTTGATGATGAGATCGCGCCTGCTGGGGAGTTTTTCTAATTATGACGACTGGCTAGCTCAAAATTTCATCCCATTGAGTCGGTTTCATACTGGATAATGATATTTATAGGAGTCGGAAAGATGTTCGTGGCATTTTCCGACACATAGTAAGTCTATCCCCTATGAGTATGCATTAGGTGCCACGAACACCTATCGTCAGAAAGTAGGGGATTTCTTTTTTGGAGAATCGCATGGAATCTATATATTACGTGTACGCACATTATATTCCCGGTAGTTCTGATCCATTTTATATAGGCAAGGGAAAAAAACACCGTGCATATAGCACAGCATCTAGAAATTATTTATGGCACACCGTCGTCGCTAAGTATGGATATGATGTTGTCCTATTATATGAGGGGCTATCGCACGAAGACGCGTTGCGTAAAGAAGAGGAACTAATAAAACATTACGGTAGAAAAAATACCGGAACTGGTGAACTAGTAAACCTAGTCGATGGTGGTATTGGGTTTGTCTCGTTAGTTAGACGCCCCCATTCGATAGAAACAAAAAAGAAAATGTCGGATAGTCATAAAGGAAAAAAGTTTTCAGACGAGCATAAACATAACATATCAACCGCAAATAAAGGAAGGCTTATTTCAAAAGAACAACGAGTTGGAATGAAATCCCGTTTAGCATCGCGATGGACAACTCATAGAACTGAGATGTGCATGGCCGCAGTCGCCGGTTGGACGGAGCAACGTAAATTGGAAGTATCGGCGAGACTGACCGGAACCTCACATTCCACGGAAACCAAGAAGAAAATATCCAATAAACTAACCGGCATTGTTCGTCCCGCGTCAACCAGGAAGAAAATATCGGATACTAAAAGAAAACAACACCTTGACAAAAAACACCCGCGGGTGTATACTGATACAGACAACGCCAGTGAGGCAGAATGACAACACAGCATGATACGACGGTAGACACGTTAACAAAATTTGGAAGCGTATTTCAAGCAAAAGTATTAGCAAATTTATTGTCATCTACAGAATTCCTACAGCAATCATTAGATGTATTAAATCCTAAATTCTTTGAATCGAATGCGGGGCAATGGATTGTTGATACGACGATTGATTATTTTGCCGATTACAAGTCATTGCCGACATTAGAAGTTTTCAAGGTTAAGTTGGATTCGGTGAATGATGAGGTGTTGAAGATTGCGATCAAGGATCAATTGCGATCCGCATTCCAACGAAAGAACGACGACGATTTGGAATATATCCGTGACAGTTTTCTAGATTTCGCAAAGAATCAAGCAATTAAATCGGCAATTATTCGATCCGTCGATTTGCTGCAGATTGGGCAATATGGCGAAATTAAGAATTTGATTGATGGGGCGATGAAGGCAGGACAGCCTCGTAATATTGGACATAATTGGAGAGACGATATTGGTATTCGATTATCGGGTATTTCTCGTATCGTTGTTCCTACGGGATGGGATTCTGTAGATCAGTTGATTGGCGGAGGATTGGGGGCAGGTGAACTGGGCGTTATCGCTGCTCCTTCTGGTATTGGCAAGAGTTGGGCGCTTGCCACGATTGGAGCAAATGCAGCAAAGGCCGGAAAACGAGTGGTGTATTATACATTGGAATTAAATGAGAATTATGTTGGACTTCGATACGACACTATTTTCACGGGCATTGAACCTGGAAATGTACCCAATCACCCAGAAGTTGTAAAAGAAGCAGTTGCGGGAGTAACCGGTGATATTATCATTAAATATTATCCCGCACGTTCCATTACCGTGCATACAATTCGGGCACATCTTGACCATCTTGTAAGTAATAAATTAAAGCCCGATCTAATTTTGATTGATTACGCAGATCTCATGCGATCAGTAGATCGTATAGAAGCACGACATCAAGAACTTGGAGCAATTTACGAAGAAATACGTGGTATGTCCGGTGAGATGGGTATTCCCTGTTGGACTGCTTCACAAACGCAACGCAGTAGTA